CCTCCCCCGTCTCTAGCCCAAATTGCGCCAATGCCGTACTTGCGATCCCCGTCGCCTCAGCAATACTCATCTGTCCCACTGCCGCCAGATCAAGCACTGGTGGCAGTGTCGCCATCGCCTGCTCTAAACTTTGCCCAGACTTCATCAAATCGAGCAGCCCCGCCGCCGCATCGCTCCCCGCGAACTGCGTATCAGTTCCCATTTGCAGAGCGTACCGCCGCACAGCCTCCAGTTCTTCGCCAGTCACGCCGCCAAAAACCTCAATCTGTTTCATCAACACATCGAAATCCGCCGCCGCCCGTATACCACTCACTCCAAATGCCGTAAGTGGGAGCGTCAGCGCCGTCATTCCAGCGCCAACATGAACCAAGCTATCGCCAGCGTCCCGGATGCCGCCGACAAAGGATGACAAATTACCCCGCGCCTGATCAAGCGCCGGGGTCATCGAGTCTCTCAAATCAAGAGCCGCAAAAAGCGATGCTACTTGCGTTGCCATCCGTTAATCCTGCCTATTGTCGGCCTCTATCACAGCCGCCACATCCATCATTTCTTCTAGCCCCGCCGCGTCGATCTCATGCGGGAATTTATGTAGGTGAATCGCCAACCGCGCCCGGTTAATCCTCCACGCCTCATCTTCTTCAAATACCACGCTCTTGGGGAATTTCTTCGCCAGATACAGCGCCTCTTCTATGTTTTTTTTCGCGCAGTCTGGGCTTGAGACATTGCGCCCAGCAAATCCTGAAACCGATCCCCCATCACCCAATCGAAGCTGTTAGGATCGCTCCACACCAGACCGTCCGGTGCATCCTCACTCAACCATTCTCGCGGGATACTTACTACCACCCGCGCCAGATACTTTTGCAGACCGTCGAAAGCCTCCATCATTGCCGCCGCATCATTCTTCTGAGAGGCTTCGCCTACTTTGACCTGCATCAATACCAGCTTTTTTGTATCACCCCAACTCAATTTACTAAAACTGAATTGAGGCATCTCTTCAATCTCAACCGCGTCTTCCTGAACCACGTTTTCACCTGCCATAAGCCACTTTCTATCTCCCTAAATTATGCTGTCGCCGCATCAAATCTAAGATCAACCACCGTCAGCAACTGACCAGAACTTACTGTCCGCGCCGATCCCAAAGACCAAAACTGCCACACCTCACGGTTAGCAATCGTCGCCGTATCATTCACCAGCCCCACCCATAGCGCCCCGCTCCCGCTGCTAGGCAGGTTGCCGCCGCTTGCCGTCCACACCATATCCTTAATCTGTGTGATGGCTTTATCAAGCGCGTCGTCCTCGGTATTCACATCAAAATCCGTAGCGTTCCGGCTCAAGCTGATCCCGCCCGACGTGTACCCATTCCCAGCGGCGATCTCCGTCAGATCACTAACGAGATTCGTGTCCTGCGTGGGCGTAACCGCCGACGTAAATAGCATGATGAAAAAGTTCGTCGGCGGGGTCGCCCCCTGATAAACAATCGCTCGCTCGCGCAAAGCGCCTTTATTCGTATATGTCATTTCTCCACCTCATACAAAATCACTAGACCGAACATCGAAACGTCCTTCAACCGCCACAAGCACCGCGCCCGTCGCCACAAACCGATACTGATATTCGCCCCACACCGCCGGCGTGTAATCACGGTAATAAACTCCCGTGCTGGGGTTTGTCACACCCGTCCCAGTGTAATCAACCACCCCGTCCGGCTTCCGAATACTCAGCGTCACCGTCGACGGCGCAATAGGTACACCGTTTAAATCTTTAAATAAACATTGCAGCCTGAGCTGTTGTCCAATCGTAAACTCAGTCATATCACAACCCCGCCGGAATAACGATCACTTCACCGCTGCCTGCCGTAATTGCGGATAATTGCCCACTGCCCACCGTCCGCACATCAATAAATCCATAACCCGGCGCACTCTGTACACCAATTAAAACCGTCGGATCAACGCCGCTTAAAGTTAATATTCCTGCCGTCGGCGTAACCGACACACTACCCAGAACCACCGTCGGATCAACACCGCTCAGGGTCAGCAGCCCCGCCGTCGGCGTATAAGTAATTCCCCCACCGCCGCCTATAACCACCGTCGGATCAACACCGCTCAGGGTCACAGTTCCCGCCGTGGGCGTAACCGACACACTACCCAACACCACCGTCGGATCAACGCCGCTTAAAGTTAATATTCCTGCCGTCGGCGTAACCGACACACTACCCAGAACCACCGTCGGATCAACGCCGCTCAGGGTCACAGTTCCCGCCGTCGGCGTAACCGACACACTCCCCAACACCACCGTCGGATCAACACCGCTCAGGGTCACAGTTCCCGCCGTGGGCGTAACCGACACACTACCCAGAACCACCGTCGGATCAACACCGCTCAGCGTCAGCAGCCCCGCCGTCGGCGTATAAGTAATTCCCCCACCGCCGCCTATAACCACCGTCGGATCAACACCGCTCAGGGTCACAGTTCCCGCCGTGGGCGTAACCGACACACTACCCAGAACCACCGTCGGATCAACGCCGCTCAGGGTCACAGTTCCCGCCGTGGGCGTAACCGACACACTACCCAACACCACCGTCGGATCAACACCGCTCAGGGTCACAGTTCCCGCTGTGGGCGTAACCGACACACTACCCAGAACCACCGTCGGATCAACACCGCTCAGGGTCAGCAGCCCCGCCGTCGGCGTAACCGACACACTACCCAGAACCACCGTCGGATCAACGCCGCTTAAAGTTAATATTCCTGCCGTGGGCGTAACCGACACACTACCCAGAACCACCGTCGGATCAACGCCGCTTAAAGTTAATATTCCTGCCGTGGGCGTAACCGACACACTACCCAGAACCACCGTCGGATCAACGCCGCTCAGGGTCACAGTTCCCGCTGTGGGCGTAACCGACACACTCCCCAACACCACCGTCGGATCAACACCGCTCAGGGTCAGCAGCCCCGCCGTCGGTGTCACGGATAAGACATAGCGCCCCACATGAATCTGCCGCAGCGATGGGGGGTAAATGATGCGCGGATGAACTTGAACCGCTGTCCCCGTCACCGTCGGTACAGCGCCCTCACGATCCACCACATCGCGCACCATCGGCACATAACAGACCAGACCGTTTGGGAAAAACAGCGGGCTTCCCCCATCCACCGTTAGATAGTCCGCTTGATCGGCATTCAATAAAACGCCGTGCCAAACCGCGAACTCCGCCAGCCACCCATCCCAGTTATTTATGCCACCCGTGCGGCTGCCGATAATGTAGGGATTGCTGCTGCTGGAGAGTGTGCCTACCGGCGTGGTAACTTCGGTCAGCGTTTGCGATACCCCATTGATCCATACTACCGGATCGTTTGCCGTACTCCCGCCGTTATACGTCAGCAGAAACCGGAACTCACTGCCTGTAGGGATCGTCGTGGTATCGCACTCCCATACACCGTTTGCGGTGCCACGATTCCGTGTGAAGCCGAGCTTTGAATTCGCGTTGTTGACGCGAATATTGGAGCCGCTAGTCTGGTTATAGATGCGCCCCTCCCCGCTCCCCCCGCCGCCGTTGCGATACAGGATAGCGAAAACGCTCATCAGCGTTGCGCTGCTTGCCAGCGCTGTGCTTATCGCATCAGTCGCCCCAACCCCAAACGCCGCCGCAAATCCCCGCGCCATAGATTACGTCTCGCGCAGCTCTAAGCGCAGCAGTTCAGCATCGCCCGTCATCGTATCGCTTCCGCTCACTGCGTTCCGTGTGATCCTCAACCGATACGATTCGCCCACCGCCAAGCTGTCCATCTGCGCCCCATTGGTGAAAGTAATATCGGTATACTGCACCATACCGCTTGTAGCCGGTGCCGCCCCCGTCGCCGCCTGAGCGCTCGCAAACGTATCGCTGTCCAGATCATCAGTCTCGTCCTGATGCCGCTCAAACGACGCATTCCAAACACAGTTCCCGCTCGTCGCGCTGGATGCCATCCACCCCATCCGCAGCGTCACCCCGCCGCCAGCATAATTGCGCGGCAGAACACCCTCATATAAAAGTGTCTCATCCGTCGCCGCATCAAAGTCAGCCACCCGATGAACGTTGCGCGTGTCCACCGTCCCATAATTTGAAACGGGCGGCATCCCATCCCACGCCGTGAATACTGCCAATGTGTCGCCGCTCGTCATCTCTACCCCTCCCTAAACCGTCAAAGTTGCCATAAGGGTTTTTCTATCTCCCTATCCCATTACAAAAAACCCCGTTTCCGGGGTGGGGTTTACGGGAATACGCCCCCGGTATAGAAGTCCATCGTCGGCGCAGCCGCCCCGCTGAACTGTAACTCAAACACCGTGAAGCCCTTTTTGACATCCGTCTTAGGCCCACTTGTCGCCGTCAGCAGCATCGACTGGGCATGACGTGGCTTGCCACTGATCGCGCCTTCGGGTCCATACACCACCGCGTACAAGCTGCCCGGATTGATCTTCGCCACGTAAGCGGCGAGCAATGTGTCCTCATAAGCCAGCGTCGCCTTCATGCTCGTGTCACGCAGCCCCGCGCTCCGTGCCATGTGCGTCGTACCCGCCCCGCTCGTGATGTCAATCTCTTCACTCTTCGCATCTAAACTAATCTCACCCGTATAAGGGGAAACATCCACGCCGTCCAACGTCAAGTAGTAATTGTTTTGTGCTAACCGTGCCATCGTTTATTTCCTCTCCATGACAAACCGATATTGATTACCGTCGTGATAAATCGGCTGTGCTTTCTCGAACTTTTCCACGATATGCACAGTCCGCTCTTGCGTCACCGTTAAAATATCCCACTCACTCGTACCCGGAATCGGTGCCGCCGCCCCGTCTTGCCGCCCCGCGTCATTCAGCTTATTACTGATCCGCCCCGCCCCATCCAGTGATTGCGCCAGCGTCTCCGCCACACACTTCACGGTTAAAACGAACTCCGCATCCTGCCGATGAACATCGTTGCTCTCTCCCCCACTCACGAAAAAAAACACCCAATAAGGCCGCACTACCCCCGCCGGAACTTCATCCGGATACACCCGATCCGCAATCAGCACATCCCCCGGCAGATACAGCGCTAACGCCCGATACAACCCCGCCAGTGCCGCCTCCATCAAAAAATCCTCGGAAAGCGCTGCGCCAAACCCGCCCGCCGTGCATCCACCGCCGGAGCCATAAACGGACGAGCGCCCATCCGCTCAGTCCCGTCCTCTAACGCAATGCCGTACTCCACCCCGTCCATCACCTGAAAATGCAGATGAGAAACTTTCTCCCACCGAATGCTCGCTCGCAACGTCCCTAAATCAACATTCGGCGGATTACCTACTTGGCTGGCAACATGCGTCACACTCCCCCGCGTGTAGCTTCTACCCGCTGGCGATGTGTTGAATGACAGCACAACATCATTGACGATCTCTTGCGCCTCGCCCGCCAGCCACTCATCCAAATTACCCGGCAGACTCGCAATCAGCGCATCCAACATACGTGTGTCCAGTCGTATCTCACTCGCCATCTATCACGCTCCGTATTATTGGGTGCGGTTTACCGCGCCCGTACCATCACCGCCTGAGCATCCACCGCGTCCGCCCATGCCGTCACCACATCCACAATCTGATACACCGCGCCGCCCACCGTCACCCGTTGGTCAACGTTTAGCACCGTTCCCGCCGGAACAATCAAACGATAACGCTCGACGATAGTCTCTTGGCTGCCAATCTCGCCCGATGTAGTCTGTGACGGACTCGCGCCCGCGCGGATCACCCGGCACGGCACATCTGCCCCCACCACATCAAACCCGTGCGTCCGTTCGCCAAACTGTCCCCGCGCCAAACTCTCGCCCTCAATCTGGCAAATCTCCGTCAGGAACTTATTCAACGCCCGCCCGATCAACCCCTTCGTCCGTCCCGTCAGCATGTCACAATCATCTTTCTACCAATCCGGCGCTTCCGTTTGATTGCTGTCCCCACGATAGACGGGTTGTGAACTGCTCGTAATCGCCGCCACACCCAGCGCCCGCCGCTTTTCCGCCAACAGCAGCTTATACCCCGCCAGCGCTTTACTCCGGTCTACCTTTAACCAATCAGCTTGGAAATCCGGCTCGGCGCTGATCTTCCCGATAAGCGACTGGATGCAGGCGATTACCGCCTTCTGATAGCTGCCCTCCTCAACGAGGATAAACTCAATCTCCTCATCACTAAAGAACGCGCCCTCAGCCACCGTGTCGCCAATATGAAATCGTACACGGGTCACATTATTCGCACTGGCAAGATTATAAGTAAACGTCATCCATCATCTCCGTTTTGTTCCCCCCTGAGTTCGGGGAATTGCTCGTCCCACCTTACTCTTTTCCCCCTCCCCATGCTTTGCGGCGTGGGCGCGACGGGTGGGGGTTTAGTTCCCCACCAACACATACACCAAAACGCTACCCGCATCGCCCTGCGCCACCGTCACCGTCAATTGGTCATCAACAGGCAGCGCATCATAGATCGCCGTCAAGTTCGCCCCTGCCGTATCCCCCATCAGCGCTCGCGGATAAAACCACCCGTCTGTACCGGAATTCGTCCGCGTCAAAATCGTTTGCACTGGATGCGAACTGCCCTTAGTCGCCACCGTTACATCGCACGTCGCAGGCTGGGTGGTGTAATCGATATACACCGCCCGAATCCGCCCACTCGCTGGACGGGTTGAACTACCCGCTCCCACCGCGATCCCCGCCGTTCCCACCACCGTTACGCTGATCTGATAGGTTTCAATCATCGCCCACCACCCTAAGCAAACGTCACGTTGACATTAGTCAGCGGATACCAAATGCCGTTATAAGCGATCAAACTCACCCGATCAGCCACCGCGCCGCCGAAAGTCCCCACGTCTGCCGCCGTACCTGCACCGCTCAAACCGTTGGCAATCGTGACGGTATGCGCGTTTGCCGTTGTCGCCACGATATGCAAAATTTTGCCGTCATCCGTCCCAGCCGTAGGAGCGGCTAGCGTCATCGCCGCCACCCCCGCCTTAGTCAGCACCACCACGCCCGACGTAAGCGTGATCGCGCCGTTGACCAAACCCACCTGCACCGGAAGCGCCAAGCCACCCGTGACCGCTCCCGTCACGTTGCCCGTCACGTTACCCGTGACATTGCCCGTCAAGCTACCAGCGATGCCGCCTGTTACGTTAATCCCATTCGGATAATTAGTCACTGGCATGTCATAACCCCTTTTCTATATACCTTCATTGCTCGTCCCGCCTTACTCTTCCCCCCTCCCCAAAGCATGGGGAGGGGGTTAGGGGGTAGGGTCACTTATGCCACTTCGTGACCGTAAATCCAACGCCAATCATCCACGCCGAAGCTGTAATGCAGCTTGAACTCGTAAACAATTTCCGTTGTGGTCTCAGCGACGATCATCGGCGTGGTCGTCTCGCGGACGTACCAGTTCGCCACTTCCTGCCGCCATGTCGAATCCGCCATAAACCAGTTGTTCGTGTCCGTCAACCGCATCCAAGGCTTCACCGTCCAGCGTCCCGCTTGCGGATTAATCGCATTATTCGCGCTTTCCGGGTCGAGTACACTTGCGACAATCTTCCGCGCCGTGTCTTCCAACTCCGGCGGCACCCAAAGTTCATTCGGCATCAGGCCAATCTCGGTGCCTTTGTCGTCCTTAAAACGCATCATCGCCACCCGAGTCGTGCTCACCACGTCCGCCGTCAGTGCGCTTGTCCCCTTGTTGCTGAACGTACCTGCAGTCACCGTCGGCGATTGCGGATGATCTGTCGCGCACAATGCCTTAGCATCGCTCCATAGGAAACTGGCAGAGAACGCATTGGTCAGCAGACTCGCCGCATCAATCTCCATCTTCTGCTCCGCGCTAATCCCCGCCCGGCGAATCAGGTCGCCGATCTTGCCATACTGATCGTTCAAGATCAGGTTCTTCTTGATTTCCAACTGCACCGGATATTCTTGGTGCGTGTAGGTCTGGGTATAAAGCTGATCCACATCCAGCTTGCCCTTCTTCCCAGTACTGGCGTAAGCATTCCAGCTTTCCGGTGTCATCCCGCCCATGCCCGTGCCGTTTTCCTGCGCCAGTGTCGAGCTTTTCACGCTGAACAACTGAGTCCGCATACTCGGCACACGGTTCTGACCCACCTCAAAATGATGGTAGATCAGCGGGATCAGGAGAGTGTTGAATTGCGATTGTGTTAATACCATGTCCTATTCCTCCACCTTTTCCCTAAACCTATTTAAAGGCGTGTTCATTCGGCACAATACGAACATAAGTCCGCTCTGCCGCCGTACTGGTTGCCATTACGATCAAATCAACGTTGCTCGATGCCGCCAGCGCATAAGCGCCCGATGCCCCTGCAAAGTCCAGCGTCGCCCCTGCCGCCCGTGCATTCGCGTCATACACGGAATAAACCGCGTCATCATCCGTAATGCACTCCATAAAGCTGACATCTGCCGTTCCCGCCACTGTTATCAAAGCCACACCCAGCAGCGCCGTGTCATTCGTCGCCGCCAGATCAACCTTGCCGGTTTCCAAATTCACCAGATCGCCCTTGCGGATCGTTTCCGTGTCTTTGAAAAGGAATCTCTGAACAGTAGCCGTGCCACCGCCCATTCTGTACTCGAACTTAAACCCAAGTCGTGTATCTGGCATGTTCCCATCTCTCCACAATGTCCATCATCAACAATGTGGCATCAAGCCATCGGTTGCGGTCTAACCCGTTCCCGCTTTTTTCTTCGCGGCAATGTACTGCTCCTCGGTCAACCCGAATCTCGCAGCCATTTCCTTTTCCTCTGCTGTTAGCGTCATCACCCGCCCGCTGCCACCAGCGCCGCCCGCCCCCGCGTCTGTCTCCGGTGCAGGCCTTGTTACCAACCGCTCCCAATTAGCATCTAGCCAAGTCGAGAGTTTTTCCGGCGGATAATCAGTCGGTATCATCGGGCGCAGCTCCTCGCGCACCCGCTCAACCCGCTTCTGATTACTCTCACGGATCAGGCTTTCCAGCGTCGTCGCCCGTTCTTGATACGGTGTCACCAGCGCCAATTCCGCCGCCCGTGCCTCCGCCAATTCCCTCCACCTGCCCTCTTCCGCCAGCCGCGCCTGCTCACGTTTCGCCGCTTCCGTGCGTTCCGTGTCCAGCGCCACCCGCCGCTGTGCCGCCTCCGCCCGAAGTTCTTTGATGTATCTCTGCACTCCCGGCGCAAGGTCTTCCAGCCTAAACTCATCCCCACCCGCGCCACCTTGCGCCGGCGGAGTCTGGGCATCCAGCCCATCGCCAGAGAACCAGCGACGGCGTTTTTTCAGCGATACGCCCACATGTGGATAGCGTGTCGCCGTCCGAACCCGTCCCGTCGTCATCCGACTCGCAAACAAAAACTGTTGTTCAGGCATCTTGCCTTCCCCTTATAATTTCATTATCAAGTGTCTCGCTTGAAATAACGATCATTCTGCAAACCTAAATTGCTTCCTCAACCAGCGTGATTTTGATCTCAATCTTGAGACCTTCGCCGTTATTGCACCATGCCGTCCGATCAAGTTCTCGCATCCTCAGCAGCCAATGAGACGATCTTGTCGAGCATAAACAGAACTTCATTCGCAATTTGTTTATCACCCATCACCCGCACCTCTTTCCTGATCACCCTTCAATTGTCACCTAATCCATAGTCAATTAACGATCATCACCGGAATCAAAAACGCCCATCTTTCGATGAGCGTCTAAAGTCGTTTTAATAAATCTTAGGCTTGCGTTACCAGCACCCCCGGCAGCAGTAACCGTCTTACCTTAAAATGCCAGTCCGCCGCTCCCGCTTTCGGATTGCTGCTCTGTACCAAAATGAACTGACGATCAGTCGATTGTCCGACGACCACGCCCTGATGCTGTATCCGCATCGCGTCAATGTAGTTAACTGCCTGTCCGTCAAATTCGCTGGTGATCATAAATCTAACCCGTTGATATAACTTAAAAACTGCCTACGTCGATCACGCCGTTCCGCGTCTGTCATCACACCGCCGCCGCCCGTGCTTCGCGTTTGGTTCGCAAGGCTGCCGCGTGTGCTACTCTCTGTAGTATACACCAGATCGAGATAATTACCCTGTAAAGATTCATTTATTCTTCGCTGTTGCGCCGCCGTCAGTCGGACATTCCCCATCCCTGCCGCCGTCAAAATCGCCCGCGCTTGCGTCGCATAATCCTCATTAAGTAATCGCGCCGCCGCTTCCCGATTACCCACCCTCACGCCGTTCTCCCCCGCCAAATCAATCACCAGATCGAGCAGATAATCCCGCCCGTACTGAATATCTTGGCTCTCCCGAACAAATGCCTTAGCCGCATCCCGCACACCCTGAACATTTACCAACCGCCGGAAGCCTTGGCTAAAATCTGTCTCAAACAAATTCAGGTTCGGGTCTAGCAGCTTCTCCGCTAGGAACGTATCCTCATTCTCGATCAGCCAATCGCCCAACCCATTAACATCAGTCGGCACATTGCCCCGCTCACGCCGCCGGATACCATACACGGTTTCAACCGTTGCCGCGCTAGAAACTTCAATCGCCCTGCTCAAACTACCCTGCCGAATCATGTCGCCAAATACCGCATCCTCATACGGTTGAACAAAATCCCCCAACCGCACATCGCCCCGCCGCAACGCTTCAAACGCCCCCGGCCCCGCAATTGCGCGCTGCCGTTCTTCCGGCAAACCGCTGAACCACGCCTCGCCCGTCTGCACCGTCCGCGGGTTGCCCCTCACCACCGCGATAGACGTACACCGCCCCTGATGATGATCTTGGATAACCTCTCCCAGCGGCATAATCTTCCCGTGTTCAGAGACACAACATAAGCACGTCCGATTATCCAGCGCCGCAATCCGTATCTGATGCGAAAGGATACTGGCATTCTCCGTCTGATGCACCGCCGCACCCACCCTGAAGCTCTGCAATTGCAGCGTCCGCATTAGCGCATTCGCCCGATACGCCGGAATACCCTCCACCGCCCCACGTAGATCATTCGCAATCGCCAGCGGCCCCCGCCCCGCCACAATCCCGCGTAACGCAATCTGCCGCACCTGTTCCCCAATGTCTTCCTGATAGCGGCGCAGTTCATTTTCCCACGCCGCCCCACCCGTATAATTCACAGCCGCCGCCACCACTTCAGGGTCAGGCTGATTAAACCGTATCCCCACCGCCGCCGCCTGCTGATCGCTCATGCCCGGTAAAGTCGTCTGCCGGAAGAATTGCCCCGCCGCATCAATCCCCGTCGCGCCCACCCCCGGCGCAGCCGCGTCGATCAGCCCCGCTTGCCGTCGCAGCGCCACCCCAAAATCCGCCAGCAGCGCCCGTAATACCGGGTCATCAGCCGCCACCCGCTGCCCATCTGCCGCCAGTTCCCGCGCATGATCGTCAAACTGTTGTAATCGTCGATGCAAAATCCCGCCCGGCGTTATTTCACTCGCTATCGCGCCAACGACTTGCCGAACAGCATTCGTATAGCCTTTTTTGAGCAACTGCGCCGCCAAATCCGCCGGACGTGGAATCGCATCACCGCTCACTTATTTCGGCTTCTTCGCTGTGCCTTCAATTCCGCCTTAAATTCGTCCAGCAAATCCGCGGCACGTACCACGCCCGTATCCCCTTCTTTGTGGACGGGTGAGACTTCCTCCCACTCTCCGTTAAAGCGCAGCAGCGTCGTCCCAAAAAACGCCACATCCACACCCTCCATCGTTTCCGTGATGATCGCCTTCGGCAGCAGCAACCCCGCATCAACCCCGCCGTTAATCATCTCATGCCGCAGATCATCCAGCGCCGCCGCCACCCGTCGGCTAAGTTCCGCCCGAATGTCCATTATGGTTTAGCCACACCGCTCACATGAATCTGCACATCGATTTCGGCGGCTGTCGTACCAACCCCCAAGTACGTAACGCGGTTCGTCGATGCCAGATCAGCAGTCGGTGCAATCAACCCCGCCGCCGTACTCACAGCATACAAAAGTCCCACCACCACCGTCCCGCCGGGGTTATATTTCCCCTTCGTGACATACCGAATCGGTTGCCCAGACGTGCCGCCATTCAGCGCGATCCCTACCGCCACCGCCTCGCTTGCCGTCCCGTCGCATTGCGCCAACTTCAGCTTGAAGCTGTCGCCACTATCAGCGTACAGCGTCTGCCCGGCGGTAATCGTCGCCCCCGCGATCCCATCTTTAACTTCCGCCGCCGCCCCGCGCACCACATTCCCCGCAGTTACACTTAAATCAACCATCGTAAAATCTCCTCACTTATCGATCCAGTTTGCGATTCAGTTTGCATAGCCTTTATCCTAACCCGTCCCCCACCCAAATAACGATCAATGCCCTATATGTTCCCCCTCTCCACCATTTGGGGAGGGGGTCGGACGGTGGGGTTTTGATAACTGTCTTTCTATAGCCCTAAAATTACCATCGCCCCCACCCACATCAACGCCATACCGCCGCTCGTCATCGTCATAAACGCCACCGCCATCAGCAGCGCATCCCCTAACGTCTGCTCATGATGAGACAGAACAACCCGTCCAGTCGGATTAAATGTCGAGGTTCTCATGCTAGATCAACCCGACTAAACCCCGGCAGACTCCCCACCGCCGCCTCCAACCGTCGCCCTGCATCCCCCGCCTTCTCGACAATGAGCTTCTCTATATACGCCTCATCATACCCAAACACCGGTCCAATCAGCCGCAAAAATTCCCGCTCGCCCACATCATCCTTCACCGCGACAGCATTCTTCACCCAATCGTTATCATTCCGTAACTGGGCGCTCTTCCATTTGCAGGTAAACCTTTTTACCTCTGGCGGGGCAGTCGTCCCAAACGCCAGTTGCACCCGGCGCGCCGTAAGGAAAATATCCTCCCACACATTCCCGATCTTCACCTGAAACTTCGCGCACTTCCCCATCAGCCCCACCTCGCGCTGCTTCAGCGCCTCGCCGCTGGAACTATCGCCGCCCATAAATTCCGGCAGCGGTGTACTGCTGATCGTCCCAATCTCGCCCTTCAAAAACTTCGCCTGATCGATGAACGGCGTAAGCTGCCCTTGCGCCATCACCGACGCATCCGCCACCTGATCTTTATCCAGTCCATCCCCGCCAATGGTTACCCACACCCCCGGCGATAAATTAGCAGGCGGATTAAACCCCTTCGCCACCCGTACCGGGAACGCCGTCAGTTCCGCCGTCATCACCATACTGTATAGCGTCCGATTTAATGCGTCCTGTAGCGGGACGACATTCTTTAATTCGCTCATCCCCAACTCGACCCGGCTGCGCCCGCGATTTTTGAAGTGGTGGATCGTCAACCCCACTGGCGACCCGTCCGCATCCACCCACGGCGTAACCTCCTCATACGTTTCCAGCTTATCCTTGCCCGTCACATACTTCTCAATCCGGTCAGGATAATAAACATTCACCCGCCGGGCAGCGTCATCAATCCCCGCCTCATACCATACTTTAATCGCGGCCATAATC